AAATAACGGTTACCCATCAAGACAAAAAATTCCACCGCGCACGGCCTCACTTGTTACGAGGTTTGACTAGGTGACAATACGTCCCCCGCTAGCACCATGAGAGCGGGCAAACTAGTGTTAGACTGGATAATATCACGCCGAGTATAACCTAGTCTCGTCAATCCCTTATACTATAAGGCTTTCACGCACTCGCATGGCGGGGGGGCGGTTGATTATCAGCGCATCCGTAGATTCTGATCCATCAACCTGCCCCATAAAAAATGCTGTAAAGGGGGCGCATGGTTAGTTGGTTGTTTTGGGGCTTGATAATGTTGTTCTGGTGTGTTTAGGATGAGTTTATGAAGAAGGATGTGTTGGGAGATGTTGACTGGAAGGTGTGTCGGTTTTGTAGTGGGTGGGTTGTGAGTAGTGGGGATGTGTGTAGGACACATGAGGTAGTGGGATGTCCTGAGTGTGGAAGGGGAGCGTTGTGGAAGGTTGGTAGTGGGATGTATATGTGTATGAATTTGGATTGTGACTGGGTGAGTGAGGTATTGCCTGAGTATGGGTTGGATGGGGTATTGGAGAATAGTTGAGAATTTTATTGCAAAGGGTTGTGGTGGTGGTAGAAGGGTTGCGTGAAATCTGTGAAGCAAAGAATAGACGACCAATAAACAAAAAGACAATTATGAATAAGCAAGAACGTATTAAGCAATGGACGGCCAAGATTGATAAGATCGTGGGAAACTATAAGGAGTTAAGTGCGGCTTGTGATGTTGCGCATGATGCTGGTTGCTTGGATATAGATGGTCAACTGCATACGGCGATATGGAAGTCATTTGATGTGCTGATGGATTGTGTTGAGCAACAAGAATGGCTGGAGTGGTATATTTACGACAATGATTGTGGAGCAGCAAAGATGAAGGCAGGTTTCAATGAAGTGGTAAATCCAATTAAGAATAGCCGTGACCTAGCCAAGTTGATTGTTGAGGACGGGATCGGGATGACCGATAAGCCATATCACATAACCGATAAATTATGAACGAAAGACAAAAGAAGATCATGGTTCCATACGAGGAAGTAAACAAGCTAGATACATTTAAAGAAAAAAATACATATTCTTATCTTAAAGAATTCCACAAAGAACTAGGTGAGGTAATTGATATTATGATAAATAAAATTAACACCAACAATATCCCAAAAGGGATTGTTTTTTATGGTTATCCAGTAAAAATTAAAAACAAATTTATGCGTTTAGAGGTGAATATGGAAAACGGTGATTTTTATTTGAGTGGAAAAAATTCAGATGGTGAATATGTAAGCATTGCAATGTAACCAATTAAACTTATGAACACCGACATTTGCCCAGATTGCAGCGAGCATCCTTGCGATTGCGGGATACCTGCTGGGTATAAAGCAGATATACGCTTTGCCGCGAACTTCGCTCCGCACATTAAAGTTGTGGAGGTTAGTAGCCTAATAGAAGTTATGCAGCAACGTGACGAATTACTTCGATACAACGAGGCATATCGGCAAGATGCATTGATCTGTGCTAATTGCGATGCGATCAGCATAAAAGAATATGAAGATAACAATAGAACCAACCCGCAACAAAGTATTTAACAAGGTAACGATTGAAACCGAACACGATCAGCTTACTATACACGAAGTGATGCAGGAGTTAATCAAGCCAGCTTTACTTGCTTGGGGATTTCAGCCAGGTAGCATTAACGAATATATTGAGGAGGAATAATCCTTAGTAAAATAATAAGGTATTGACAAGATTGGGTTAGTTCGCTAAAGATTCAAATAGCGACTAGCAATGGTGCTAGTTTTAAAATTCTAAAAAACTTATGAGTTCAACAGCGTTCCATCTGCAAGGCGGCAATGGCGGTCACGTATTAAATTCTGGCGAAGGCGCACAGACTGGTAAAAACTATCGTTGGATTCAGTTCATCGAAGATACCGTGTTGTCAACGCTTCAGGGTAATCTTACCAACATTGCAGACCTTCAAACCATTACCCATCTTGCAGGCACAGGCATCGGTGGTAACTTTACTGCCGTAACTGTAACCAGCGGAACTTGCATTGCATACGATCAATAAACCGTGGCATCTTACCGTTCATATGGTGGACTTGATGACCAATCGTTAATTGATGGCGATACTGGTTTCGTTGGTATTAACCAGCGTTTGCAGTTAAACCAGCTTCAAGCGGGTGAGGTAAGGGAGTCTTTGAACGGACGCATGGAGGGTTATTGGAAGCCTCGTAGGGGGATTGTGGAAAGAACCAGTGCATTTACTACTGGTGAAACGCCATTGCAGTTACCATTCTATTTAATTGATTCGCCTAAAACTATTTCTAATGTGACTGTTCCTGTTACGGGGACAATCCGTATTACTGTTACGGCGCATGGATTTGCTGCTGGAACAACAGGCTGGGCTACAATCTCTGGACTTGATACCGCAGTTAATGGTAGTTATTTGCTTACGTATTACGATGCTAATACATTGGATTATACAGTAGTAGGAATTACTTCTGTAACAGATACTACTGGCACGTTGTCGCAGATGCCTATTAACGATGCTGCTAACGCCAACGTAAGGGCATCTTGTTTGTTTAGTGATCCTAATACTGGCAACAAAGAGTATGTAATTATTGCATTGGATACGGTGGCAAAGAAGGTTGATTTAACTGATTACAGCACAACTGATATTCCTTATCCGATTGGACAAGCTCTTGGAGCTGACACCGAAATGATTCAGGTGTTTGACAAGGTGATGTTGTTCCGCGATGGGCAGCAGGCATTTGAATGGTATCCTAATGGCAGACCTGTTGTTTCGGCATCGCAATCAGGCACAACAACAGTAACCATGAACGTAAAAGATCATGGATTGCTTGCGGGTGCTACGGTTACAATTGCAGGTTTAACAGGTGGAACACCAGCTAACGGCACATTTACTGTGCTTGCAAGCCCAGCCCCTACCCAAGATACTTTTGCTTATACCTTTACAACTAGCCAAACCGTAACCTTTGGTGTGACGGAAGCTACCATGACCGATGGTTTTACCCTATCGCCTGGTGGAGCTTATACTCAGCCACAGACTTTCAATATCCAAGCTAAAGATGTTGACGTTGTTGGTGGGTTAGTAACCGCAACTGTTACGGGGAATACCACAATTAGGGCTGGAGATGTTATTGTAGTTCGTGAATCAGCTACATCAGAACTGTCTGGGATGGTTGGCAATGAGTATTACGTCACAGCGGCCACCACAACCACGATTAACTGGTATGCTCCGATTGGTGATTATGCAACTTCATCTGCTGATTCCTTTGAATTTGGTGGGAGGTTTAGCGTAGGTAGTGGTTTTATTCATCAGCCAGGCGCACCTTGGGGAGTTTATTTCCAACGCAGGCTATGGGTTCCGCACTATTACAGTGTATCTGGAACGTATAACGCTCCAGTATACACAAGCACCAAGATCAAGGATGAAATAGCCGTATCGGATATTTTAGATACACACACATTTGACCAGATCGAAAACCAATTCCGTATCAGCGGAGGAACGGCAGATTATGTGGTCGGAATGCATGGATTCTACGAGGATAGGTTGATTATATTCAACCGCAATAGCCTACATTTGATAACAGGAACGACTGGAAGCCTGCTCGATACCAGAGTTACAGAATTAACATCGGAAGTTGGTTGCTTATCTCGCAAAACTATCGTGTCGCGTGGTAATACGGTCATGTTCCTGTCGGATGATGGGGTATATGCTGTCGAGTTCTTGAACGATTACAACCTTCGTGGTGCTGATGAGCCTATTTCCAAGAACATTCAGCCATATATCGACCGTATTAACAAGGATTACGTTGATAAATCGGTAGGCATTTTGTATAACAACCGTTATTACCTTGCTGTTCCGTTGGATTCTGTTGCAGGAGCTAATGATGCACGTGGAAATAACTCGATTTTGGTGTTCAACTTCCTAAACAAAGGCTGGGAATCATTGGATACCTTTGGTGATTCAAACTTTCTTATTAAAAATTTTATAATTGGTAGTGCTGATCTTCGTAATAACATCTATGCAGTTACCGCTAACGGTGGATTACACCAACTTGAGGCCGTAGATAGCTCTATTGATCGTTTAAGCGTATCAAACACAGGTAGCTTAGTTGTAACTCCTACAATTAACGCATTATTAACTACCCGTGGGTATGATTTTGGGAATATGGATCGCAAAAGATTTACAGATGCACAGGTTGTTATGCAAAACCTTGCTGGTGAAACTGGCGAGTATAGCATATCATTCGCTGCAGAAGATCCAGATGATTCACAGCTTATCGGAACAACCACAGATTTTCTTGGTGGTGAAGTTTTAGCACCGAGTTTTGCAAACGAAGCAGAAACAGCAGGCATACGTTGTAGGCTTGGAGGTATCCGAGGTTATACTGGCACGATGATCTTGACAAGAACCATAGGTTCACCTAAGATAAATTCTATTAAAGTGTCTGGTTCAATCACCAATAGACAAATAATTTCACAAAAATAACATATGGGCGCGGTTGATACAACTTACACATTTACAGCTACTGATACGATCACTAGCACGAAGATGAATAACATCATCGACCAGACAGTGATGGCATCTGATGCTATTATTGGGACGACCTTGGAAGTTGCATCTGGAAAGCTGAAAATTCGGTCAGCAGGAATTACATCCAACGAACTAGCCACGAATGCAATTACATCTAATGCAATTACAGATTTAAATGTAACTACTGGTAAAATTGCTGATCTTGCGGTTACAACTGGTAAGATTGCTGACCTTGGTGTAACTACTGCTAAAATTGCTGATTCTAATGTAACAACTGTAAAGATTGCAGATGCAAACGTAACTCCAGCAAAGTTATCCCAGCCATCAACATTAGCAATAGTTCAAAACAGCACCAGTGGAACAAGTATTGATTTTACTGCAATCCCATCATGGGTTAAG